CTCACTTTCTTAAAAGGGTGGAATAATTTACTGGCATTTAATGTTTTTTGTTGGAAGGAAAGATTAATGTAAGTCCAGTATTTTAAAAACGAAAATTCGCTAACGAAAATGAAACACTACAAATTAACAGTCACTGCGATGACTTGTCATCATCTTTATATAACTACACCAGATAATATAGATAAAGATAAAGTATTTGAAAATTGGAGAAATTTTGATGGTGGAGATTTCTCATTAGACCAAGATGGAGATTGGGAATTTTCTGATCTTTATGAAGTTGATAAAGAAGATATGGATATATTTCATGTCGATTGGGAGGAAGAAATAAAATGATTGAAAACCCATTACCAAATCAAGTTATGGAAGAGTACGATAACAATTATTTATCTGAACAATTTTATGAACATTGTAGAGATAAAGCTATAGAAATTTGTAAAGAATTTAATGTTGATGAGTCTTTTTATGACTTGTTTACAGAGTGGTACACCGATTTATGTATGGACTCTGATGAACCATACTCTATTGTTAACGATAAAGATTTAATAGATGAGTGGTGGGATCAGGAACTATCTAAATCAATGGAAACAACACCATTTATTTCTTAGCTTTTTTTAAGAAATCATGTATAGCTTCACGAATTAGAAAACCTACAGATAATCCAGATTTTGTATAGGTTTTTAACTTTTCATATTCGTCTATATCAACACAGACACTGATAGTTTTTAAGTTTTTGCTCATAATGAATGGAAATCTATAGAACAAATATAGCATACTTATATAGAAACAACTATGAATAAAAATGCTTTAAGAAAAAGAAAAGAACCAAAAGAAAAAGAATATATTAAATATATAAATATTTATAAGAACTATATTATATATAATAATATATATATATTATAAATAACATATAATAATAAGGATATAGAGAAGAATTTTTAGGAATTTCGTTTATATTGCATCATTAGCAACCTCTTGACAATACCATATCATGCTATAATAATAGATAATAGTTAGTTCTTATGAATGGCAAAAACTAAAATTACTATGTTTCTTGATCCAGACCTTATTGAATGGCTTGATTTAAACAGAGATGAAGAAACTTCCAGGTCTGCTTATCTCAGAATCTTAATTAGAAAAGATATGAAATCGAAAGCAAGACGTAAAACTAATAAACCAACTCCAACAGTTTCAGATCCTTTTACATTTTTTACAATCTCACCTGACTTAATACCTGAAGATCTTAAAGAATATGCTGATTTAATTATTGAATGGTGGCCTATCAGAAAGAAAAAAGGTGGATCTTGTACCACAAAGGTCGCTAATCGTATCTTTGACACTCTCAGGTCATTTCCATCACAGGATAGGAAAGAAGCTCTTGAGAAGGCAATTACAGGTGGATGGAAGGACGTATTCCCACTTAAGAAGGGTTACAAACCAGAAGAGCCTAAAAATCATCAACCTCCTGTTGCTCAATTTGACGATGATGGGATGATTCAATAATGGATAAATTATTTTTAGGTGCAAAAGGCACTTTACAAAAAATGGTTAATAAAGGTCTAATGAAAGTTTCTGATTTAGATACACCATCTCCAGGTTGGTTTATAGCTTTTGGTTATGAAAGAGATATGAAAACAGGTAAATGGAAACGTATTTTAAGAACTAGAGCAGGTGCTAGACCATCTATACCTTTAGAAAAAATACCAAAATGGAAAAACACACTTACAGGAAAGATTACATTTGATCCTGTCGAGTACGAAAAAACTATGGAGGATAAGTAATGAAAACTATTGAATTTTTGAAACCTCTTCCTATTCGTAGAGATGAAGAAACACATAAATACTTAAATCAGCTAACAGATGAATGGCTTGCTTATTCGACTACTGAAGTTTGTAATGAACTAACAGAAGAAGCTAAAGAAAATATCGAGGCTTATAGATACATCTGGCAACCTAGAGGAGAAACAGTACATGAATGTCTAGCAGAAAAAATGTTAGGTAGCGATGAAATTGACATGAAGGATTATGAAAATATTGTTTGTCCTTTGTTAGACCATGATCTCTTTACACATTTTGAACCAATGGCTGTTGAGTTTATGATGTCTATTCCAGATAAAAAAGTTGGAGGTCAACTTGATCTTCTTGGATATGATACAAAAACCAATCAAATTAGGTTGATTGATCTTAAGACTAAAGGCAATACTAAATCTGGTTTTTATAAACGTGATCGAGAAAATGCTAAATACATAGATCAGTTAGAAAAATACTGGGTAGAACCATATTCAACAGATAAACAACTTGGTTGTTATGTAGAAATGTTGAAAGTAAATTGTAATGTAGTGCCTGATGTATGTAATACGATCTGGGCATACCCAGGAGTAGCTATTCTTGGCAACGATCAACCAGTTCAAAGATGTCTTACTGCATGGCAAGAGACATGGGAAATCTTTAAAGCTAAACAGGAATTATTTTAATGACAACAGAACAAAAGATCGAAGCTGCTCAGAAACGTATTGAGGAGCTAAAAAAACTTATTGATGAATGGACTAAAAGATTATGAGATACAACTTAAACGTGTCAGGTGAGCAGTATAAACTTATCAGAGCTTCTCTTGTTAGTTTTCAAATTGCTTTAGAAAAATCTGATGGAGATTATGAACAAATTATTGATGACCTTGATAGATGTTTTGAAAAAATAACAGAACAGCACTCAGAACAACTTGCAATTAAGGTTAAACATAAATGGGGTGTTATGAAATGAAATGTTTTTACAAAGAACTTGATAGAAGAAGAAAATATTTAATTGCACAATTACATAATGAAGTAGGACATTTAGGAGATATGTGGTTTCAACAGGAGATAACTGATGCAGAATATAGCCTTAGAATAAAACAATTAGATAAAAGAATTGCTGATTTACAAAAATGAATGAAATAAAAATAAGAGTTGTAGGAATCCCTGCTGCTCAAGGTTCTAAAACTTTAACAAGATACGGTGCAATGATTGAATCTTCTAAAAAGGTAAGACCCTGGAGACAAGATGTAAAACAAGCTTCCTTACAGTCATATCAAGGTAGCCCTTTAAATATGCCAGTTAAAGCAACATTAGAATTTGTATTTAATAGACCTAAATCACATTATGGAACAGGTAAAAATGCAACTTTATTAAAGTCATCAGCACCAAATTATTGTGTTAGTAGAGGTCGAGGAGATATTGATAAGTTGGTTAGATCAACTCTTGATGGGTTGTCAGTTAGTGCAGGAGGAACTGTTTTAGAAGATGATTGCCTTGTTACTGAATTAAGTTCTTTAAAACGATATGCAAAGTATGGAGAGTTAGGAGGTGCTTACATTACTATACAAACCTTGCAGTAAACATTATATAGGTGTAATATAAATGTTAAGTAAACATTTTACTAAATGACCACAACCACCTTGCCCAACTTAGCTGGTGTAATTAAAACAACTGACATCTATAAAAAGATGAAGTTTGATTACGTTGCTTGGGCTAAAACAGCACAGATACTCAGGGAACATGCTCCTGGGTGGCAGTTCTGTTTAAAAGAAAATAGACCTAATACTGATTTATTTTCATATATCTTTAATGCTCCTGATGAAACAGGGTTTATTATGGGTTATTTTGAAAACATTGATACAGGAATTAGAACCTCTGTCTTTCCTTTCGCTATTACAGATAATGCTAATAGACCTATTGCATTAGAAAAGATTTCATCTAATCATTTTCAAAATTCTCACAGGAGATGCCTCTGTGCATGTGCTTGTTTTACTTTTGGTTTGGCCTATGAATTATGGGCACAGATTGAAATTGATGAAGCAAAACAAACACCTCCACCTCCAAAGATCGGCACTTCAGAAACACCAACAAAACCTAATCAACAGTTAGCTCCTGTTTCTGATAAAGCTAAAAACGATCCTCCTATTTCTACTGATGCTAGAAATGCAATTATGGAAAAACTTAAAAAGGTAAATAACCTCTATCCTGATAAAATGAAGGAACTTATAGAGGCATACAAAAAAAAGTTTAATGTCAAAATGATTTCTCCTATTACATTAGCTAGACAAGGAGAATATTTGAGTCATGCTATATCAAATATAGATGACACATTATGACCATAGATGAAGCAGAACTCTCTGGAAAGGAAATCATGAAACAACTTGAAGAGAGAAGAGCAGCACAAAAAAAAGATCTTAATAGAAACGTATTTGGAGTACGAACTAATGATGATCTTGCTGTTCTGCTTAGAGATTATTGTCAGTCGAACAATATCTCAACTAATCAATTTTTAAACAACTTACTAAAACAATTTTTTAATTATGGACTTTAATCCAGCACTACCTCTTCCAATTAAATGGAACATTGGCGATGATCGCTTTAACGAAGGACAACAAGTTTTGACTTTAACAATACCTGTTGACTCTGTTACTCATTTAATAGATCATTTACAAAACTTAGTTAACACAAAAGCAAAAGATGGAGAAGTCTACGATTTCAACAAAAAAGAGAAAGTTAAAACTCAATGTGTACAAATCTACTCTAAAGCGGTGGATGGACAGTACGGAGTATTTGGCAACATTAATCCACAAAAAATAGAAAACGCTCCTATTACTAACGAGTTACCTTTCTAGTTAAGAGGCATTTGGTTTTGTAAGATTTGTCAATGTAAGTCCTCACTTTTTTTATTATGGAAAAACCTTTAAATTATCTTGTAAGAGATCCTTTATTAAATAAATATTTTAGAATTATTAATGGTGTACGCTATTGGATTACACCTCCTCCTTCTACATACCAAAAATGAATAAGGATTACTTTCCTCATAATCCATACATAGGTATGATTCATTACAATCCATTTACACAGAAAACTTACGAATTTCAAAAGTATCCAAAATCAAATTCAAACAAAAAGGTTTTAACAATGAAACCTCAATGGATTGATATAACTTACGACCTATTATGAAAAATTCTCAAAGAGCCTCTGTTATTAAATTACGCAAACTTAAAGGAATTAGACGTAATAAGTTAGAAAAGAATTTATTAGATATTCAACTTAAAGGATATGACCATTACATTTTTATTAATGAAAGAGGTAAAGCTCAAGTAGTTACTAATAATGGTAATTGGGTCGCAGAACATATTAGAACTGCAATTCTTAAATTTAATTATGAAATCGACAAGATTGATAAGTTACTGATTAAAGATTTTACTGATGATGAAATTAAGGAATACGAAAAAACTTCTTTATCGGATTAGTAGGTTTTTTTTGCCTGATTTGATTTACAACAAGGTTTGCTTCTAATTCAATTAATCTGTTTAACATAGAAGCTAAAAACATATCTTGTTCTAACTTATGTCTTACAAGATGAGTGCAATACCTTTTAATATCAATTACATTATCACTTGCCATAATTTCTCTACAACGCATTTCAACATCTAACTTCATTTCTAAAGGTGCTTGTTCAATGTCAATATTGAGAAATTTAGTAATTTTCATTTTACTGGAAATAACTTTTCTTCAAGCATCTTGACGATTGCATCATCAACATCATTATCAGATTTAGCTGCCAGATCTTTAAGAAGTGTCAAAGCTGCTTTGCGTAAAGACTCTGATCTACCAAATTTAATAATTAAGGTAACTAAAAATTTAGACATAAGTTTGTGTGTTCTTTCCCAAACATACCAAAGATTAGCGATTTTGACCTTCTATTCTGCTGACTATTTTTTCTAACTGATTAATTCTGTTAAATATTTCCCTAATATCTCTTTCTCTTCTATTACTGACGTTAGATAAGACCATTAGAAAAGCCGTAGCTGCTGCTCCTATTAACGCTGCATATACCTCTGGCATTGATTTAAGCTATATTTATGTATAGTATGACTAAAAAAGCAGCTTATGACAGAAGAAGTCAAAAAAGGCCCTCTTCAAAAACTTAAAGAGAACATTACAGACAAAGAAGAGCAGTTAGCTTTTATTTCAGTTGTAGTAAGACTTGTTGTTGTTGCTTGGAGTGGTTTTATCGTTTCTCTTAACTACGTTAACTTACCAGGTTATAGCAACGAACCAAAAGACATCACGTTTCCTGCTTCACTTCTAACTGGTGCGTTAGCCAGTTTTGGTTTAGAAGGAGCTAAGAAAAGAGGTGATGGAACATACAAGCCAGAAGATAAACCGTTAAGTAAGAAAGAAGTAGAAGCGTTATTGGCTACACAGTCAGGAACATATCAAACAATTAGAATAGAAACACCCATCAAAATCCTTGGTGCGGAAGTAATAGACAAAAAAACAAAATCATGAAAAAGTTTCTTCCCATACTATTCATTGCATCAAGTGTTCCTTGCTACGCAGACGTAACTTCGAGCATGATGACAACTGTTCAAATCCAA